GAAATACTACAAGAAATAACATTCCAATCTTCTACTCTTGAAACAATTGACTTTGCTTTTTATAATTGGTTGAATGAAAAGATAAATGTATTTGCAACAACGTCAGAAGGTTGGAAAAAAGTTCCAGTAACTTGGATTTCTGCTGAACGTTCCCATCAAATTAAAAACAATAAAGATATTCGTGATTCATCTGGTATGATTAAATATCCTATCGTAACCATTAATAGAAAATCAATAAATAAAGATCCACAAAAGACAGGTTCTATACCAGCGAACCTTAGACCTATCCAAGACGAGAAAGGTGGAACAATAACTATTGCAAGAAGAATACAACAAGAGAAAACTTCTAACTTTCAAAATGCTGATAATGCTAAATATTATAAGAATAGAAGAGAAAGTAAAGTAACTCCCTTAAATGGTGTTGGATATAAATCTAATTCTAAAATAGTATATGAGACAGTTACAATACCAATTCCAGTTCATGTTGCTGTTACCTATGAATTAAGCATTAAAACAGATTATTTGCAACAATTAAATGAAATAACAACTGTATTCTTTACTAAAAACGGTAATACCAAATACATACAACTTGAAAATGAAGGTCATAAATATGATGCCTTTATCAAAGGTGATTTTAATTTTGAAGATAATTCCTCAAACTTAAATGAAGAAAGGAAAACTTATGGAGCTTCAATATCTATAGAAGTTATAGGTTATTTAATTGGTGATGGACCAAATCAAGAAAGTCCAAAAATGGTTATTAGAGAAAATGCAGTAGAATTAAAAATACCAAGAGAAAAAGTAATCTTTGGAGACATACCAGATTATTTAAATTCTTTAAAAAACAAAACATCTTATAGAGAATAATAGCTTTTAGATTAACTTAATACTATTTATTATTGATTATTCACAATAAGCAGGAGTATTAAAGCAAATGGCTATATCATCTTATCGTTTTGTCTCCCCAGGCGTTCAAGTCCAAGAGATCGACAATTCACAACTTCCAGCAGTTTCAGCACTAATAGGACCAACCGTTATTGGACGTTTCCAAAAAGGTCCAGCTATGCGTCCTGTTTATGTTACTTCTTTTTCTCAATTTGTAGAAACATTTGGTAATCCTGTTGCTGGTAATACTGGTAACGATGTTTGGCGCGATGGAAACTATCTTGCACCAACTTACGCTGCTTATGCTGCCCAAGCTTGGCTTCGTAACACCCCAGCACTTAACGTTATTCGTTTGATTGGTTCACAACATACAAGTGCAACTGCCGATGGTAAAGCAGGTTGGACAACAGACCAAGGTTATGCTGCTGGTAACTCTGCTGGTGGTGCTTATGGTCTTTTTATAGTTCCATCTGGTTCTTCTGCTACCTCTGTTGTAACTGGCACTCTTGCTGCTGTTTGGTATCTTCAAACTGGTTCAATTGCACTTTCTGGTGTCATAGCTGGTACTGAAAATGCTGGCACTCCTACTTATGCACAAGGTTCAAACCTATTGATTAAATCTGTTAATCCATATGGAGAGTTTAGAGCAGTTGTTACAGATCCTTCTGGTACATATGCTTCAAATTTTAACTTTAATAATTCGTCAGATTTATATTTAAGAAGAGTATTTAATACAAATCCAGTTCTTACTAACGCAGAAATTACAACCAATACTAACGCTGAGTATTATTGGTTAGGTGAAAGTTATGAAAGAACTTTAGATGAAACTATAACAAACTTTACAAATACAGCAACTACAACTTATGGTTTTATTGCTCCATTAACAAACGGAACAGTTGACTTAAGAAACCATAAAATGGCTGCTAGATCAGCTAAAACTGGTTGGGTTATAGGTCAAGATTTAACAAACAATACTGGTTCATTCGTTGCAGCAAATCAACAAAAACTCTTTAGATTTGTTACATTAGATGCTGGTGAATATGAACAAAAAGCTTATAAGATTTCAATCTCAGATATCAATCCACCAGCAACTGACTTTGACCAATATGGAACATTTACAGTCAATATTAGATTAGCAAGCGATACCGATAATACTCCTTCATTTGTTGAAAGATATGCTAATGTAAACCTTAACCCAGCTTCACCAGATTACATCGCTAGAAGAATAGGTGACAAATATGTTCTTTGGGACGATACTGAAAGAAGATTAAGAGAATATGGTATGTATTCAAATGCATCAAAGCTTATTCGTGTAGAAATGAATGACGATGTAGATGCAGGTAGCGTAGATCCAACCTTCCTTCCATTTGGTTTCTTTGGTCCAGCAAGATTTAAGAACTTTACACTTACTTCTGGTTCAGCTACAACCGCTCCTACTAATTCACCAGTAACAGGTGGATATGGTGCTGCTTATACTGCTGGTAATTTCTTACATTCGGCAAGACCATTAACAGCTTCAGTTGTGTTTCCATCAATTCCATTAAGACAAAATGCTGCTGATGGTGGTATAAGTGATCCAAGAAATGCTTACTTTGGTATTACCACTGGTGAGAAAACAGCTACAACTACATTTGATGCTACTTATTATGACTTAACTAGAGCATCATTCTATACTGATTATGAAGTAGGCTCTGCTACATATTTAGAAAATTCATTTGTATTTACACTTGACGACATTTCTGGTTCAACCTCAACAATTCCAGGTGCGGTTTATGTTGCTGGTTCAAGAGCTTTAGGAACTTCATTAACAGCAGTAACTTCTTCATACCGTAATGTGTTAACACAAGGATATGATAGCTTTACTATGCCACTCTTTAACGGATTTGATGGTTTTGATGCAACAGAGTCAGAACCATTAAGAAATAGTTTAATGACTGCCAATTCAACTGAACTTAACAATTCAGTATATTACACATATAAGAGAGCAATTGATACTGTAAGAGATCCAGAATCAATAGTAACCGATATTGTGACAGTTCCGGGTCTTACAAATACTTCGCTTACAAATCAACTTATATCGGTTTGTGAATCAAGAGCAGATACTTTGGCAATCATAGACCTTCCAAATGTTTATAAACCAGAATCTGAGGGTGTAGCTTCTTCAAGATCAAGCAGATATCAAGGAACCGCAGCCACCGCAGCATCAGATCTTAAGGACAGAGGATTAAATAGCAGCTATGGCGCAACTTACTATCCTTGGGTACAAGTAAGAGATACTATTGCTAATAGAGTTCTTTTCGTTCCTCCTTCAGTTGTTGCTCTTGGTGCTATGTCATATGGTCAATCAACACAAGAACTTTGGTTTGCTCCAGCAGGTTTCACCAGAGGTGGATTAAGTGAAGGTCGTGGTGGTATCCCAGTTTTGGGTGTTACAGAGAAACTTTCATCAAAGGATCGTGATACACTCTACGAAGCAAACATCAATCCAATTGCTTCTTTCCCAGCAGAAGGTATCGTAATCTTTGGTCAAAAGACACTTCAAGTTACTCCATCTGCTCTCGATAGAATCAACGTTCGTAGAATGATGATCTTCGTCAAGAGAGAAATTTCAAGAATAGCTTCAAGAATACTTTTTGATCAAAACGTAGAAGTAACTTGGTCAAGATTCACAGGTCAAGTAAATCCATTCTTGTCTACAGTTAAATCAAGATTAGGTCTTTCAGACTACCGTGTAATACTTGATAAATCAACTACAACAACAGATTTAGTTGATAGAAACGTAATGTACGCAAAGATCTTCTTGAAGCCAGCTAGAGCAATTGAATTTATCGCAATTGACTTTACAATTACAGATTCTGGTGCGTCATTTGCAGATTAATGACTACTTAATATATAAAGGTTGGAGGAAATAATAAATGGCATTCTGGAATGAGGCAGCTTTAGAACCAAAGAGAAAGTTTAAGTTCTTAATTAGATTTGGTGCAGCATCTGATAAACTACCAAGTTTTATCGCAAAAAAATGTGATAAGCCTTCTTTTGATGTATCAGAAACAAAACATGATTTCTTTGGTCATGCATTTTATTATCCAGGCAGAGTTACTTGGAAAGAAGTCTCAGCAACTATTATAGATCCTGCTGGTGGCGGTTTACCTGCTGCTGATGATGCAAATCCAAGCACCCTAAGAGCCGCCGCAAACGATGTAACTGATGCTCTTTACCAAGTATTACTTTCTGCTGGTTATCAATCTCCTACTTCTGCTGGTGCTGCCTTTACTGGTGGTGCCTCACTTCGCACTCTACGTACTATGGCTAAAGGAACTGCAACAGCACAATTCTCACAAGTTGAAATTATTCA